CACCGCCCCCGCCGCCTTTGCCGCCGCCCCCGCCGCTGGTGACCGTGTGCGGGATGGCCGTGAAAGCGCCATACCACATCATGTTGCCCGGCACGCGATTGCTGCCGTACACGATGGGCAAGGCCAAGCCGTAGGCGGACGTAGACACGCGCAAGCTGACCTCCATCGGGGAGGAAAAGCTCTGCGATTGTTTTGACCCGCCGAACAGCAATCCACTCATTCGTTACCCCACAAAGACCAAAAGCTGTCAAGCCGCCCTTTCAGCTCCACGCCATTATCAGCATCCGCCAGCACGCATCCCTGTCGCCAGAATGCGTGGATCACGGTTGGCCAGGCCACCACGATGGCGCCGTGCGACACACAGCGGCCGAACTTGAACAGGGCCACATCACCAGGCTTCGGCTGGTCAACCTGCGTGGAGTATTGCTTGATCCATCCCAGGTATCGTTCCTCGTCGCGGTGCAGGTGCCAGTCATGCGGGTAGTAGCCCACGTCAAACTTCTCGATTTTGCCGATGGCCGAAAACACCTCAATGAGTAGTTGCGCGCAGTCCACGCCCGCGCCCTTGACGGCCGCCCGGTGTTGATAGGGCGTGCGCAGCCAGGTCATGGCCTCCGCGACGGCTTGTTCCCGCGTGCTCACCGCATCGTCTCCGGCTGCGGGATGTAGGGAAAACCCTTGAAATTGACCACGTTGTTGAACTTGCTGGTGCAAGTGCTCATGGTCTTGTCGCAACCGGCGTAGACCACGAACTGGTCACCCACGGTCGGCGCGTAGGGCAGCGGGTTGACCAAGCTCAAGGTGTTGCTGCCGTCAAATGACTTGATGGTGCGCATCACGTTGGCGTTGGGGCCGGTCGTGAAAAGGATGCCGCCCAAGTCCCAGTATCCGCTGGCTTTGCTGCCCATGGCGCCGGACTTGATGATTGAGCTGGTCGTGCTGCCGCTGGCCACGCTGGCGGACGCGGAGAATGCGACACGGGACAGCCCGCAGCCCGCGTTGTAGAGCGTGTGTTGACACCCGGCCTGGTAAAGGTTGCGGGGCATCGTGATGTTGAGCAGCTCCAGGTCAGAGCGAATCTCCAGCTCGGCCATGGTGCGCGACACCTTGGCCGGTGACAGGCGGCCCTGGAACATGTTGACCGTGCCCACCGGGGTCAAGTCCTGTTGCAGGTACAGGCGATCCAGGTTGACCCTGGCGCCGTCCAGGAAGCCCTTGATGCACGCCACCAGAAACGGCACGCCGTTGATTTGCATCGTGCTGTTGGCGTAGACGCGCATGCTCAAGCTATCCACCTCCACGCCCAGCACCGTGCGCACGCGATCGCGCTCAATCAACGGCCCGGTGGCCAAGTAGGTGATGCCGTTCCAGGTGATGGTTTGATCGAATGAGGTGTAGTAGTAGTTGGCGGTCTGGAACACCAGGCCGGTGGAGTTGTTCCAGGTCGGGTACTGAATGGAAAACGAATACAGGTCGGCAATGACAAACTGGTTGTCATCCGACAAAAAATTCGCCAATTCAGCCGTCGTGCTTTTCATGTCAAACCTTGTTGGCCAGGGAGCCGTACAGCTCCAGCTTTTTCAGCTCAAACATGTTGGCCAGGAATTGATTGAACTCGGACACGTCCTCCTTGAAGCGCACCCGGTAATAGAACTGACCAGACCAGGTGAGCGCGGCGCCGTTGGCGGGCGCGGTGTTGAACGTGACCAGGCCGTTGGATTGCGTCCACCCGGTGACGGTTGATCCGCCGACCTTGATGGTCAACGGCGGCAGTGGGTTTTGCACCTGCTCGTTGAGCACGTTCCCAGGGGCGCCATACGGGCGGATAAGCTGGAATTGAGTTGTGCTGCCATCGCCCACGCCGAACGCGGCGTTGGTGGCAGTGTTGTCCGTGGGGTCAAGGTACAAAAAGCTGTCAAAGCTGCCCAGGCGCGCGAGAAAGAACCCGGCCAAGGTCTTCATCTCGTTGTAGGCCGTATCCTGCCTCAACACCGAATAGGACAGCTTGAAGGTGTACATCGGGGACGACATAAAGGCGAGGCGCACTTCGCGCCCGGACACCGCCTTTTGCACGCGCGTGTGAAACTCCAGCGCGCGCACCACGTTCCATGTCAAGCCCGGCAGGGTGGGAAATACTTGATTGCTCATCGTGCGCCCTTGATGTTCATGCTGCTCAAGCCAAAGGTGCGCGTCTGGTTGCGGATGGACGCTGACAAGGCAGCACCTTCACGCATGAACAAGTCGCGCACGCTCCTGGCATCCAGGGCAGAGATGTTGACATTGATGGGCGCGTTCCCGCCACCGTTTTCTGCCATGTTGCGAATGACATCCGCCTGGCTGGCGGGCAGCACCATTTCCTTTTCGTGGAGCTGGGTCAACGGATTGATGCCGGCGGGGATGTCGTAGCCTTGCGCGGCAGCGGGAATGGACGCGGCAAACGATGAGGCGCCCGCGTATGCCGTAGCAGCAGCGGCAGGAGCCAGTTCAGGGCCTATCACGGGGATTGCCGCCGTGCTGGCAAAGGCAGCACTGCCCGCCACCGCTGCGTTGCTCATGATGGCGCTCAGGGCCGTCATCTTGCTGCCCACGCGCTGCATGATCTGGTTGGTCAACCAGTCCACGGCAAACTTGGCCAGCATGTTCGTGAAGGCGTCCAGAATGGCGCTGACCATGCCCTTGAACATGTCACGGATGGACATCGTGCCCTTGAGGAAGCTGGACAGCACGCTGTTAAACCCGGACGACATCCCGCTGAAGAACTCGCTGGAATACTTGTTCTGTTCAACGGCCGCCTTGGCGCGGATGGCGCTGATGGCAGATTGGTGCTGGATCTCCAGCGCCTGGATTTCCTTGTTGACCTTGGCCAGCGCCACCGGGTCTTTGTCATCCCCCATGGCCTCAATCTGCGCCTTACGGTCAGCCAGCGCGGTCATCTTGATCCGGTTGCGCTCTACCTCAAACTGCTCCTCAAGGGCGAGCAGCTCTTTGTTGGTCTTGCGGCCAAGCTGGACTTCCAATTCCGCCTGCTGCTGCGCGGCGTCAATGATGGACAAGTCCATCTCGCGGATCGTGGCGCGCTGCTCCTCAGCAAGCGCCTTGATTTGATCCTCGGCCTGGCGCCGCACCTGGACGATTTTTTTCTGCGCGTCCTCGTACTGGCGCGAGTCATAGCCGTAGGTCTTGCCGATTTCATCCGCAGCGCGCTTGGCGGCCTCAATGCGTTTCTCGGAGTTGTACCTGTAGGCTTCAATGTCATCGACCAGTTTGGCAATGCGCGCCGAGCGTTCTTCGCGCAGCGCCTCAAGCTCTAGCTGCGCCGTCTTGCGCGAGATGGCAAGCTGTTCCTCCTTGCTGAGTTGGTGCTTGTTCTTGACCTCCTCCCAGTACGCGATCTCGTCGCGCTTGGACATCTCGCGCAGGCCATTTTGTTTGGCGTAGGCGGTCTTGCGATCGGCCAGCTCCACCTCAAGCCTGGCCATCAAGCCATTGCGCTCGTCTCGCATCCATCCCAGCTCAAGCTCCGCCTGCTTGCGCCCGATGGCGATCTGTTCTTCCTTGGTAAGCCTGTACTTGGCCTTGACCTCATCCCAGTAGGCAAACTCCTCCTTTTTGGACATCTCGCGGAGGTCGTTTGCTTTGGCGTAGGCCACCTTGCGGTCGGCCAGCTCAAGATCAAACTCTGACATCCGAGACTTTGGTTTTTCGGCAGGCTTGACTTCCTCCGCCATGGTCTTGGTGCCAGAGGGCGGCTTGTCAGCGGGCGTGTTTTTGGGATTCCAGGCTTGCGAGATGCGCTCCTGCATCTGCTTGCCTTGATTGATGATGTCGTTGGCCGCAGTGGTCCAATCTTGCTTGATGGCCTCAAAGCGATCCATGGCGGCTTGCTTGGCCGCCTCGTAGCCCTTGCCATCCTTGAGCGCTTTCCAGAACTCATAGATGGCCATGCCCGCGTTAATGACAGTGCTGGCCACGGTGTTTACGACGGTCATCAATTGCATGAACCCGGTGGCCACGACGTTGAGCACCGTGGACAACACCTTCATGACGCCGGAAAAGAAATTCACGCGGCTGGGGCCGGTGCTTGCAAACCATTCACCCAGCGCCGTGAGGATCGGCATGATGGAGTCAGCAATTACCTTCTTGACCGCCAGCATGACATCGCCCGCGTCATTCATCGCCGCCTTGTACTTTTTCAAGGCTTCAACGTTCTCTTGCGTGATCGTGAGGCCCAGAGCGGCTTGCTTCTTTTTGGCCTCCTCCAGCACGTCGTTGTTCATCTTCAAGAGCTGGATGGCGTCTTGCGCGCCACGGCCAAAGAGCTTCTGCGCCGCCAGGTTGCGGTCAGTGCCTTCTTTGTAATCTTTCAAGACTGCCACGCCATCCATGAGGATGTCGTTCATCGGGCGCAGATTGCCGCTGCTGTCACGGGTGGCCACACCCATGTCCTTGATGCCCTGCTCGTTGGTGCGCAGTTGCCGCGTCAGCGCCGTGGTGGCGCCAATGAACGTGTCGGTGGTGACGTAGATGTCACCCAGGGCAAGATTCAGCGCCGTGGCTTCGTCCACGGTGATGCCCAAGGTTTTGCTCAGCTTGATGGTTTCGCCGGTGAACTGCTTGGTTTCGTCAATGGCCTTGCTGAAAAACTCGCCGCCTTTCAAGATGGCCATCAGTGCAATCAACGGCGCCATGGCCGCGTTGATAGCGGCGCCGACCCGGTCAAACGAAGCGGTGACGCTGTTTGCCATTACGTTGGTGGCACCGCTGATCTGGGTCGTATGGCCTTGCATTGACGAGGCCATGTTCCCAAACGCGGAGGTCATCCGCTGCACTGACTTTTCAACGGCGTCAGAGGCGTTTTTCACGCCATCTTTGAGCTGGCCAACGTCAGCGCCGAATTTGACTTCTACGGTGTTGTCACTCATCGCTGCACCTGTGAAAGCTCGGCCATCAATGCCGCCAAATCATCCTCGGAGGGAGCTTTTGCTTTCTCCTTTGGAAACCCAAAATATGCCGCGACCAGTATATGCTGGGGCGGGAATTTTTCGGTGTATGCGTTGAAGGCTTCCAGGCGGGGAATGTCGAACTGTTGCCGCACTGATTCGATGTCCATGCCGGTCGTGATGGCGACGTGCATGAACAATTCGGGCCAACTTAGCTCGTCCCCGCCGGAGCTTCCCCCAGCGCCTTCTCCTGCTCCTTGCGCCTCAACCCAGAGACATCCATGACTGCCTGCATGACATCCTCCATGTTGCTCAAGTCAAGCAGCTCGTTGACCACTTGATCGCGCGTCATGTCCGGATAGTTGCGTTGCAGCGCCATCAAGGTCGCGTCGATCACCAGGCCGATGCTGTCTTTGTCCAGCCCTCCCGAGAATCGCGACAAGCGCTCATGCAACACTTCAACAGAGGCCAAGTTCAACGGCGGCACGGTAAGCACCGACCCGTTTGCAAACTCAACCTGCACCCCCTTAACCTTCGGAGTGGCAGTCATGGATTGTCCTTTCTGGTTGACGGTAGAGGATTAACGCTCGGTCAGCGCGTAGGTCATCACTTGGCCGGAACCGTCCGCGAAGCCTTCAAAGTCAAACTCAGGCATTGCGAAGTCGTCCAGCTTGGTGGCGATCGTCAGCTTGGTGCTGATGGCGTTGTTCAGCGTGAGGATCAAGCTCTTGCCCTGGAACGGGGTGTAGAGGTCAACCTTGAAGCTGGGGGCGTAGCCCATGATGACGTTCTGCACGGTGGACTTCTGCGCAGTCGTGCTGCTGGCCGTGTATTGGTAATTGATGAACACGGTCTTGCCTTGATCGGCAGAAGCGAAGGTGTAGACGCCAGCGGCGACGCTGTACTGTCCAGCGGCCGGAGCCGAGGCCACGCGAACCATCGGCAGGCCGGTGGCATCGCGCACGCCCAGGTCAGCAGACCAGGTGCCCGAGCTGGGCGCGGTGGGCGTGATGGTGTACGGGCTGGACGCGGGGATTGCGCTGCCCGTGGTGTCGTACACGTCGCTGATGATGCCGGCGGTCATCGTCTGCCCGAAGAACAAGCTGTTCAGCAGCAGACCATTCATCTGCGCAAACTTGGCCTTGCCAGTGATCTTGCCCTTGCCGCGACCAACGGCCACGGCAAACTGGTTTTGACCGTGCAGGGTCTTGTTCTCGAAAGAAATGTCCACCGACACATCTTGCAGAGTGCCGAATTGAACGGGGGTGGGGTTTGCAACCGCGTTGCCAGCAGCATCCGTTGACGGAGTGCCCCACAAAATTCCAGAGCCAAAAACAAATTGAGACATGATTTCCTCTCCTTATGAGGCCACTACCAACATGCGAATCGGGATGATTGCCACCGCCTGATTCCCCAGCGTTCCCTCATCGGTCTGGATCTCACCGTTGATCCAACAGTGCTCCACCAGGCCGCCAAGGGTTTGCTTGAATGACGGGCCGGGTGGCGGTGCAAGCGCCGCTTCCAGCTCGTCCAAAATTTGATTGATTTGCACCGATGGCACCACGCCGTCAGTGTCCCTGTGAGTATAAATCCACACCTTGGCATCCAATTGATACCTGGTCGGAAATCCAGTAACCTGTTCCGCGAGCTGCGACACCACTGTCATGTAAAGCGCTGGCTGCATGGTTGCGCTGACATCGTCCCAGTGCGCCAAGATGCGCGAGAACGTCTCCACGCCGTCCATCTTCTGGAGCTGCTTGAACAGGGCGGAATAGATCGCCTCGCGGTTCATTGCGTGCCCTCCATGATGACGCGGCGCAATTGGCCGCCCACCTCTTGCAGCAGCGTTGCTTGAATCTCCGGCGCCATCTGGCGCAGGCTCGCCTCCAGGAAGCTGCGCTGGGGCATTTTCTTGGCGGGCATGTTCACCCGCTTGGCAAAGACGATCCGGCCGCCCATTTCAAAGCGCAGCGCTTTGGCCCGCTTGGGCTGAATAATGTGCGCCGGGATGGTCAAGCCAAGCTCATGCGTCTTGGCGTATTCCACGTTGGTGCCCACCGTGGCCGTCACCCGGTTGGACTGCTTGTCCAGCTCGTAGTGGATTGACCGACGCAGCCGTCCGGTGCGCACCTTGAGCACGTCGCCGGAAAGTTTCTGTTTCACCAGGCCGGTCATCTTGATAGCCAAGCTCAGCACCGCGCGATCCAGAGCCGAGTTGACCTGGCCGGCGGCCTGGCGCATCGCATTCGGCACGGCGGTGGGGTTCTTGACCTCTCCGGTGATCATCCCGGCCACACCTTTCTGTGCTGCTCCAGAATGTGGCGGGTGCTGTCCGCCATGTCTTTGCCCGAGAAGTTGATCTGCTCGCCCGCCAAGCCCTTGCTGGACAGGCCGATGCGGTCTTTCTCGCGGTAGCGCAGGGCGATCATCTCAATGCAGGCCTGCGTGATCTCTGCGGGCAGGTTTGCATCGGTGTAGCCCGCCGTGTACGTGATAACCACATTCAAGCGCCCGCGCGTGAAGCGGTGGCCGCGCAGGTAGACGGCCTGGCTGTCGTTGATGTAGCCCGGCGCAAAAGAGCTGGTGCTGGCCGGAATGGCCTGGCCGTTGATTGACACCGCAGTGACGGCCGTGACGGGCCAGTTGCGGAACAACATGGTGTCGCTGTCGTTGCCGTTGACCGTGTCCGTATAGGCTTCCTGGCCCAGATCACGGTTGAGCCAGTGCTGGATGTAGCCAGATGCAGACGTGACCAGGCGCTCAAGCACCGGGTCATCTGCATTGCTGTTGATGCCGAGGTAGCCCTTGACTTGCTCGACAC